GGAATAGGTCTTGTCATCGGGTTGATAGCATAAAATTTAAATGCAAATACCCATTTACCATAAGGACCTGACTCAGGAGGGGTTCCACACACCATTTTAAAATCCTTATTTACAACAGGTCCTGAAATGTATCCCCTGTATGTTTCTTGACTTTTATCGATTAAATGATATACACAAAAAGGTAGTACATCCTTGCGTATGTCCACGTCTGTCATTTACTATAAAGCTCTAAATTTTATAACCGCTTTTTCGTATTTCATCTATTAAAAATCTTCGTATGTCATGTACTTTTACGGTGTAGGGTACCTCGATTAAGGTAATTCCGTGTTCTTTACATATACGTCTTTTCATATCGTCTCTGTATTTTTGGTTCAAAAAATGATCCTTGCTTCTGTGAAAATGAGGAATATACTTGTAATGTTGCGCACCATTGTATTCAATGGCCAGAGACATCTCGGAATTATAGCAATCTAGTTCCAAATTAAAATTGCCACCCGTCACAGGATTTCTCAAAAAATCTGGCCGTTTTGATGGAAATGGTTTTCTGAAAATATCCTGGAGGGCTCTTCTGCATTCGACTTCTCCTTTGCTCTGACGCGGCGGTGACCGAGAAGAAGACGGTATGTTAGATTTTTTTATCGTTGTCAGACTGTAATATTGACCGGGTTTAGAGCAGGTACCGCGTTTTCCAACAATTTTATTATATAATGTAAATATCAACAAAACAGCTATACAAAGTCCCAGGCATATCTCAAACCCTTTGTCGTTCCATAGATTAGATATTTGTTTCCATATCATTTATCAGACACCAGATTATCTTTTGCAAGAGGTATCGTTTTTCGGCACTGTGGACATTCCTGTTTATAATATCCCCATTCTTTTATGCAATTACCGTGATAAATATGACCACACTCTAGTTTGCAAATTTCTTCGTCTTTTTTGATCGTATCTGTGCAAATCACACATGGAATTTGCACCTCTTCGTTGTATGACACTGTGTCAATGTCCAGAGTTTTATCCGTGTCTCTTTTGAGTTCACTTTCTGTTTCGCTTCTGTTTATAACATCTTCTACGATTGCATCTTCTATGTCTTGACTTATGCGCTCCGTAATATCAACCAACCAGAAAAATGATTCAATCGCCATAAGTTGCTGATTATCTAGTTGTTCAGAGATTACACGATCCTCAAGAGCTGTTAGAAACATATTGTTAAGGGATGCATCCATTTTAATTTATTCTTAGGATTTATTCCTAAAATCATTTTAGTAAAAAGGTGTGGAATTCCATCCTAGCTGCGTAAAGAGTGATTGGCATATCTCATCGTGGAAAAGTTTGCGATCTATCGTCTTTAAGATGATAAACTCCTCCTTCTTACACGGGTGTTTGTGTCTGAGTAAAAGTTGGTAAAGCACGTATTGTGTGTTTATGAAATTTTTACGATTGATATGCTTAAATTTATTGTCGTATAATTCAGTCAATAAGTCGAAATCTTCTAGCAGCTGATCTTCTAAATGACTGATATCATCGGGTTTTATACCCGTGATTGTGTAATGTATTAGATGCACGTTTTCATAATGATTCGCGTATCCAAGTTCCTTGAGAAACATAAGAACGTGGTTTTTTGTGATGTTTTGAAACCTATTGTCGTTTTTGACCAATAAATGATGTCTGTCAAACTGTTCTTCCAAGTCTTTGTAAACCATCGGGTTGATCGTACAATTTTGCTTTCCTTGATATTGCTTAATACAGTCTCTAAAGTGGATTTTACGATCATACATATATTTCATTGATATATTAACTCTGTCTATGTCTGTGTAAGATGAGTTGTGACGTATGACAGTTTGCTGTGTAAAACAGATCATGCAAATATGTGTGTTTTTATCGATGACATCGAAATCCCTTTTATTCTTGCATTCGGGACATACTATGTTATCTGTATTATTACTCTGAGTTTTATCAATGGTTATATATTTTTTGGCAATATCTAGGTATTTTCTTACAATGGTTTTTTTCGTCTTGTTTTCTTTCACGGGTTTTCCCATAAAATTCATCTTAATGGGTGTTTTTAGGATTTTTTTGTATTGCTCTATAAGATCTATCGTATTCGCAAGGTAAAAATTAAACTCTGATCTTTTCTCAAGACGATCGATATATTCACTGATTCTTTCCTGTTCCCGCACCGCGTTTTTTCTCAACCTACAACTTAATGTTTTACTTTCTAAAGATTTACCTATTTCTTTCAATTTTTCATGCAACTCTGGCAATTTTTCATATTCTTTCAAAAATTGATCGCGTATTTTCGTATCAATATTCAGAATATCTTTATTAGACATCTTTTTGTATGCTTGGTGATTTTTTTAAGCATATTTAAATGAAATTATGTTTCCTGAATTTTATCTAGAAAGACCAAGAAAAAAATTTCTTTGGAACTTCCAAGAAAAAAATATGTTTTTTCTAATTTAAAAATTTAATATTGCACTAAATAAAATGGCATCTATTTGTACATCAAATGTAACTTCGGGCTTTATCGATCTTGCGACCTTCGACGAGATCGAAAAGTACCTCTATGGCGGTCCTGACGCCACTGCTTACTTTGTCCGCGAGACGCGTAAGTCGACGTGGTTCACTCAGGTACCCGTTGTCCTCTCGCGAGCGTCGGGTTCCCCTGCGTTTGGCCAGGAGTGGTCGGTTTCTGTTTCGCGTGCGGGTGATTACTTGCTTCACACGTGGCTCCGTCTTCAGACTCCGGAGCTAAAGAGTACCAGTGCTTCCGTTGGTGTTGCATGGACGAAGAATCTCATGCACAACCTAATCCGCGAGTGTTGCATCACGTTCAACGATCTTGTTGCGGCGCGATTCGATAACTACCACTTGGATTTCTGGACGGCTTTCACTGTTCCGGCGAGCAAGCGCAATGGTTACAACAACATGATCGGTAACACCGCTGAGCTCACGACGCCTGTTAACTCTGGTTCGTCTGTTCCCGCGGCGACTCTTAACTTGCCCCTTCCGTTTTTCTACTGCCGTGATAGCGGTGTAGCACTCCCGACGGCGGCTCTTCCGTACAATGAGATGCGAATCAACTTCGCGTTCCGTGACTGGACGGATCTCGTTGTCAAGGCGGCCCAGGTCGCGAACAGTCAGGCTGCGCCTGCTGATGTTGCTGACCTAGCTGCCGTACCGGTTCTTGGAGTAACCCAAGTATGGGCGGACTACGCCATTGTTTCGAACGACGAGCGCAAGCGCATGGCATGTGCCCCTCGTGATATCCTCATCGAGCAGGTTCAGACCGCGCCTCGCCAGGCATTCACCCCGGTGACCAACCCGCAGCAGTCCTTCGATATCCGTTTCTCGCACGCGATCAAGGTATTGTTCTTCTCAGTTCGCAACACGACCATTAAGAGCATGTGGTCGAACTACACGACGGCGACTCCTGAGCGCAGTGCCGCGGATGTTGCTCTTGCGACCGCCGGTAAGGACCCGATCTCGCAGACGTCTCTCATCTACGAGAACACCAACCGTCTTGCCCAGATGGGTTCGGACTACTTCAGCCTCGTCAACCCGTACTTCCACGCCCCTGCCATCCCCGATGACACCGGTTTCCACATGTACTCGTACTCGCTTGACTTCATGTGCCTTGACCCGATGGGATCCACCAACTTTGGCAAGCTCACGAACGTTTCGATCGTTCCTGAGGCTTCTGCTTCGGCGGTTGCGGCCACGACGGAGAGCTTCGAGTTCATTGTCACGGCGGTCAACAACAACATCGTCCGCATCAGCGGAGGTGCTCTCGGTTTCCCGGTCTTGTAAGAAATTACATACTACACATTTTATACATAATTATGTATAAAATATTCTAGCTCATTCGGGCTATTTTTCTCACGAGAAAAAGCTGTCGCGAATCACCACGTGTCTTTTTTTCTTTGTTAATCTTGGCCAATTCACGTTCATAAGCCTCTAGACGAGAATTCTTTCTATCATATTCTTTTTGCTGTCTCTTCGTCTTAAAAATAGGTCCTCGTAACATTATTTTAATATATAAACATATGTTTATAAATAGATAAAATGAGAGGTAAATATTTAATATACCAAATCGTTAGAAGAGGTGCCGAACTAAAGGTGTTTGAATGTAAAGCGGGAAACACTCAGTTTTGCCTCTGCACAGAAAAATGTAAAGGAGCACCGAAAAACGAAACCGGTGGTTACTTCATAAAAAAAATCATACGACCTTTACAGCGTTAAATTAATACAGCGTATCCGGTCGAATATTTCGACACCTCTACGTTATTACTTTGTTTATTTCCACTGGAAGCTCCGCTGTAAGCTATTGTGTTGGACCGGCACCGCCGTCTATCGTTGTTGAATCACCTGTGGTAACAGCGTATCCGGTAGAAAATTTCAACACCTGTACGGCTGCTTCTTGTTTATTTTCATTTTCGTCTATGATCTGTGTTACATACATATGCAAATCTGGTTGATAATCTAGTAAATCCATGTATTCCCCCCCATACCAACCCACGTTACTAAAAGGTACAAAATTATCCCCAATCTTTACCTTCCATATACCGTCCGAATTATCAAAAGTGCGATCATGCATTTTAGTCACATCGCTATTGATCATAAGCACGATAGGTCCCACAAGCGATGCATTATGTACTGTACGTTCATATAACCCTCCTTTAGGATAATCAGGGTGTGGATTTTTTATTTTTATACGTATGCTATCGTATGCTCCAAGTTGTCCTGGATTGTCAGAGTAACTGTCAATACCCGGCGAATCGCATATTTGAACACCATCATGATTAAAATAGACCCATACATCATCTTTGTTTTCTTCCGCCATGTTATTTATTACTATTAATAATAAATAATTTAGGAAACTTTTAAGGATTTCTTGATTCTTCTACGGTAACATTTAAAGCTGCTGACCCACCGGTTATAACACTGATTCTGTAGGTTGACGCATTGGTAGCTACTATACCAGCACCACTTTCAGGTATTAACCAGCATTCACTTCTATGAGCATAGAGACCGTGGTTAAAATTTATATCTAGTGCCCCATTTACAGTAAAATAATACCAAGTTCCAATAGTAGGACTGATGTCGTCGGTATTCGAGATAGTTGTTGTAGCTTTGGTGAACAAAACACCAGCATCGATCCATGTACCAAAAGGTTTTGATGCAAAATTAAATTGAACTTGCTTGTTTACTGCGTCCCACCGAAGAGACAATACACTGTTAACAAAAAATATCGCTGTTGAACCAGCAGAACCATTGAAATAATGCTTGATCGTGATAAATTCAGGACCGGCAACTGGGTATGTAATATTACCTAAGTTTGATCTCCAATAAAGACCTACTGGCGAACCAATAATTGGAATAGGGTAATTTTCATATCCTGCATACAAATATCCGTCACCCAAGCCACCCGGAGGAGTAGTAACAGTACCAGAATTTGGCAATCCCATCGAATTTGTTGCTCTCATGCCCACAGCTGTTGCTGTAATTATAGGAGATCCACCAATCAATATATTATGTCCTCCAGTACCATCTATGTTTGTTCCGGCGTCTCCAACCGTAAGTCTGGAATTTGTGTTAACCTTAAAGCTATGACCAGAAGTACCATCGGCGTCTACACCAGTATCATCGACTAGTAACCTGGAATTGTTAAGTAGTTGAAAATCGTAGATACCCGCTGCCGTGTTTATGTTATTCACTACGGTATTTGGAGTAGCTACTGGAAAAGCATTGGTGTCGTAGATTTTTGTACCCGTTGTATCAGTGAATTGTATAAGATCATCGTTTAATCTTATTTGGTTCGTGCCGGCTCCGGTCCTTACTTGTATATAACCGTTACTCATGATCAAAGGCCCGTTCGAAATTTTAAATTGTCCTGTTGTAATGTCAACACGACCAGTGGTAACCAACACGTCACCATTCGTAATTTCAACATTTCCGGTTCCCACCTCAACATTTCCACTGGTTACTTCAACATTTCCGGTTCCCACCTCAACATTTCCACTGGTTACTTCAACATTTCCGGTTCCTACTTCAACATTTCCACTGGTTACTTCAACATTTCCGGTTCCCACCTCAACATTT